CCCTTCAACCGGTGGCGACACCTTGCACCGTTATCCCCTGGCGGAGTCAAAGGTGCCCCGGATGGGGTGACGGTTTCAAGGTTGGGAAGGACGCTGCGTTTAAACGCGCGTTCCGCGTCACTAGAGATCAACATGGATTCCGTCAGGGGGACGGCTGTAGACATGGCCCAACGCTGCGAAGACTAAAACCCCATCACCACTATCGGCCCCGGGACCCTGGGGCCTTTTCTGTACCCGCAACAAAGGAGACACCGTGCCCGAGTTTGATGATCTGATCGAGAAGATTTTCCGCGATAACGAAGAGCGTCGAATCGCGTACGGCATGCGATTGGCGGATATCGAGGACCGCCTACAGCGGGCCGAGGAAGACGCGTTGAAGGCTCATGAGCTTCGGATTGAAGCGGGCACTGCGAAGCACTGCGGCATGGATGCCCTTTTGGCTGGCATGGAGCAACTCCGGGCCGAAGTGAACGCTATGTGGGTCGAGATAGAGAAGCCCGCGCCGGACTGGACGCTGTTCCCTCGGGTGGAGGCGCAGTGAGCGAGGATTTCTGGCGTGGCGCCGAGGAGCGCAGGGCGCGGCTGCGAAAGCGCAGGTATCCCCTGGCGGCCGAAATGACCCCGCCGAACGGACAGGCCGCCCTGTGGTACGGCGACGTTATCCAGTGCGTACCGCGTAGCGGTCAAGACGTAGCTCGACAGATGGCCCGCCTGTGCGGCGACGACTCCGAGGTGACCATTCCGTGGCGTTCACTCTCCGATGCGGTAGGCGTCCGGGACAGGGGCGGTAGGGCGATGGCGTGGACTCAACGCGGCGTAAAGGCTCTGGAGGATGCCGGGTGGCTCGAAGTAGAAACGGTGGGGAGTAAGCGCGGGGCGAAGACGACGTTCCGTCTCCTGGCCGGTGACCGGGGCGTGGAATGGCTCGGCTGGGTCGACGAGGATGACTGGCTTAATGAGGCCGCCTGAGCGGCCCTGAGAACTTATGTACAAAGTAAGGGGCCCCGTCTCTTGAGGGGCCCCGTTCCGTTACTCGCTCTGCTGCGCTTCTCTCGCAACTCTGGCCCTGGCCGATTGAGGCCAGGAGAAGTTATGTACATAGTAAGGCGGCCCCCTCGGGCCGCCTCTAGAAGCTCACTCTCGTTCGCTTCTCTCCCCTGGCCGAGGAACGTAGGCCAGACAGACAGCACCACTACGGGCACCCGTCGAGGGTGCCCTAACTGTGTCTAGCTAGGGGCACCCCCTCTAAAGGGTGCCCCCTCTTAAAGGGCGCCCCCGAAGGGCGCCCTACCGTCTGGCACACGGCCGCTTCAAGCGGCCTACCGAATCGGCCCACACTGTGGGCTGTAAACCCTGGCCGAGCGAAGCGAGCGGCAAGCAAGACAGCAGGCATCCCGACAGATGCCTGACTCTGGCCAAGGGAGAAAGCTCGAAGCTGCGAAGCAAAGCTGAGAGCGGACAGGGCAAGACTCCTTCGGTCTAAGCCTTCGGAGTCTCCGAACCGCTAAGACATAGCGAACGACTCCGAAAGGGAGTCGAAGCGATAGAGGGAACTTCACCACCTTCGACCGAGGATTGACAGCGAGGCCGGCACAACGGCCTCGGACGCTTTTCCCGACCGCCAGGGCGGTTATCTACTCCACTCGCCGCTAAGCGGCTCTCAGGGGCGTTCAGGCCCCTTCCGGGGGCCTTGACGGCCGGATGGTACGGGGTAGGGGGGTCTGAAACTTCCTCGGCCCCCTTCTGGGCACCCGCGCCCTTCCCTCTTTTCGAATGCGTCCAGTAATCACCGAAAAAAGCACAGCGACTACGGATCGCGCCGGATAGGCGCGGATATCGACGAATCACAACGGATTGGAGATCACGCCATGCCGAGGGGAAACATCCCTACGACTTCCGCCCTGCGCATCCTGCGCGGGCAGGCGAGCAAGAGTGAGGCCGAGGCCATTGCCAGGCCGAGGGAGGCCGCTCCGCCGCCCCCTGACGGTCTTCCGGCCGAGGCTGGGGCCGAGTGGTCCCGTGTGGTGCCTGAGTTGTACGCCAGGGGTGTCTACGACCCCGCCCTAGATCGAGCCTTCATGGTCGTCTACTGCTCGGCTTGGGCCGTTTACACGGCCGCCCTGGCGGAGCTTGCTACGGGCGGCCTGATGACCGAGGGATACCGAGGCCAGGTGAAGAAGTCTCCGGCTCATCAGATAGCGCGGGATGCTGCCGCGCTCATGCTCACCTTTGGCGCTCGGTTCGGCCTAAATCCGCTTGATAGGCAGCGGCTTTCTGTGCCGCAGCCTGATAGCGGCACGGATGACACGTTCGGGGGGTTGCTGACGTGACGGCCGAGGACATCTATTGCAAGCACTGTGAGCGGCCTAGGGCCGTCTGTCCGGTGGCTCAGGCCGCCGAGGCTCAGCGATGGCTGGAGAACCGCGAGAGGGCGCGTGCGCGGCTCTTCAGCTTCGGGGAAGTCGGCAAGGCTGTCGGCGGTAGCAGAGAGACGTACCTTCCCAGGTGACCGAGGTCACACAATTTCGGGTCGAGTATCCGACCAATTAACAGGTCTACCTCTAGTGAAAGCTTCGGTTCCCTTCGGGTAATCGAGGGCGGGTAAGGCACTGGGCGGGTGCGGAAGCGATAGCGGCTCGGATTCCACGTTTACTCCAATGCGCGTGGACCGGGCCGCTTCGCATATCCCCTGCCGGGCGTACAGCCCCGGTTACCGATTCGAAGGAGAAGACAGATGGCAGACACGGTCAAGCTGACGTGCTGGACGTGTGAGCGTGAGTTCGCCACGGCCTTTGGCCCTGGCCGACCCCCTCGGCACTGTTCAGATGACTGCCGCGCACTCGCGCGGAAGGTTCGGCGTCGAATCCGCTACGTGGAACAGGCCGAGTTCCGACGCATGTCCCATATACCGCCGTTCTAAGGAACGGCACTAGACCGCCCTAACCCTAGGCGCCCCACCCATTCCGGGTGAGGGCGCCTTTTTCATGGCCGCTACCCGGCCCGATCAATGAAGGAATCAAATGTCTACTTGCGATTTCTACAAGCGGCAGGCGACGGCCGCTCTCGAAGAGCGTTCGAAGGTAATTGCCGAGCTTCGCTCTGTCGAGGCGGACTCCAAGCTCTCCGATGCGGAGAAGCGGAACCGTATCGAGAAGCTTGATAAGGTATCTCTTTGTCTTGAGGCCGAGGCGCGTGACGCTGTTGAGCGTGGCGAGCGTGAGGCCGAGGTTCGCTCCCTGGGTAACAAGAGCGGCCTTGGCGCTGTTCTCGTCGGCGCCCGAGAGGACGAGAGCGACGCTTTCCGTGCGCTGCTTCCCTCTCTGAGCGAGTACCGACTTCTTCAGGAGAGCGTCCCCGGTGATGGTGGTTACACCGTTCCGCAGGACACTGCCGCTAAGTACGTGGACGTGCTGAAGGCGCGTTCCGTCTTCCTGAAGGGTCTTCCGGCCGAGAGCATCATTCCCTTTAACTCGGCTCAGTTCACTCTTCCGCAGCTTGTGTCTTCGACTGATGCCGGTTATGCCGCCGAGGGTGCTGTTATCGGCGAGGGCGACATGACCTTTGCGGGTCTGTCCTTCCAGTCGAAGAAGATTGCGGAGATGCGTTACGCGTCGAATGAGCTGCTTGTCGACACCGCGATTGACATGCGGAATCTGATCGGTAACGACATGCTTCGCTCGGCCTCGGTTCGCCTGGACGCTGACGCGTTCAACGGCACTGGCGCTAACCCGATTCAGGGCATCATCAGCCAGGGAACCACCACCACTCTCGGGGCCGGTGACTTTGCGGCTTCTTATGACGACCTGGCGGACGCTGTGGCCCGTATCGAGGCCGCTAACGGCGTGGCCTCGGTTGTCTGGGCTTCCCCCGATGTTGCTGCCGCTCTCCGTAAGGAGAAGGCGACCACTTCGGGCGTGTACCAGGGTGGCGCCCCGACTGAGTCCCCGGCGAACACCGCGTGGGGTCTTCCGGTGCTCTCTTCGGCTTCGCTTCCGGCTAAGACCGCGATTGTCGCGGACGGTACGCGTATCTTCTTCGGCCTGCGGCAGGCGGCCGAGGTTCGGCTTTCGGATCAGATGCGATTCGACCAGGACCAGACGGCTTTCCGTCTGACCATGCGGGTGGCCGGCATTCGCGTCGCTGAGGCTTCCTCGGTTCAGATCGTCAAGGGTGCCGCTAGCTAATGAGTGTGGCGGCCGAGACTCTTTCCCCTCTCGGCCGCCTCTTCTTCCCCCGGTTTGAACCTCCGGGGGGTTGTCTGACTGTCATTTACGCGGTGACGGTCAGAGCCTCCACGGAGGCGTGTCGAACAGGTTCGGGAACGGGATTTGTTACCCCGTTCCCGGGCCCACCCCTTTTTTGCTCTCTTCAGTGCTGTCACTTGCGACCGTAATTCTTTGGCTTTACGCCAAACCCTTGCCCTTTGCCCTTACCGAAGAAGGAAACCCGATGAAACCCTCGCTCGACATGGCCGATAAGGCCGCTGTTCTCGCCTACCTTCGTTCCCGTTCCCTGATCTGGCCCGACCTGGAGGGCGGTTGCTGGGAATGGATGGCCTACCGAACCCCTGACGGTTACGGCCGTTTCACTGCCCAGGGGAAGCAGTTCTACACCCACCGCGAAGCCTATAAGGCTTCCGGTCGGCAAATCCCTAACGGCTTCACCGTCGATCACCTTTGCCAGAACAAGGCATGTTGGAATCCCGCCCACCTGGCGGCGGTCTCGAACGCGGAAAACGTTCGAAGGGGCAGAAACGCTTTCTGGAAGGCTTTCATGAAGGGAAACCTTTCCGCCTTGAACGTTTCCAAAAAGCTCGGCAGTTCCGTCATCGAGTCTTCCGAGGTGAACCAGTGACCCCGCTTGAGAGCGTCATGACTCTTTCCACGCCGAACATTGAAACCGGCTGTCGCATCTGGAAAGGAAAGACCGACCCTGAAGGTGAACCATTGATTCGGGCTCGCGGGAATTGGGTTTCGGTGAAGCGGTACCTGACGGCTTCGAAGCGAAAGAGAAACCGTAAGGGCTTCTATCCCGTGTTCGAGAACACTTGCGGAAACCGTCACTGCGTGACGGTTGGCCATCTTCGGATCACTGACTGGATCGCGCGCTAAACGCGCTCTTAAGGGGAGAGCATGAAAGAGTTGATTTATCGCCTAGCCGTGAAGCATTTCGAGGAAGAGAAGAAGGCGAACCGTAAGGCTCGGCTCCTCGCCGAGGGTCTTAAAGCTCGGGCGGAACGTTTGAAATCCGAGGGAAACACCCTCGGTCCCGTTTTGGTGGTGAAGCCGTGAAGATGACTAATGACGAATGGCGCCGCTTCTATCTCGAAGAGATGTGCTACGAAGACCCTGAGACCGGGTGCTGGATTTGGACCGGTGAACTGGGGGGCAGCGGTTATCCGACGTGGGTCACGGGTCGTGGCGCGAAAATCAATGTGCGCCGATGGTTGTGGGAGCCGTTCGAAACCGACAGGCCGGAACCGACTCCGGCCTTCGAGGGCGGCACCCTGGAGGCGTACCCGATCTACTTCAACACTCGCGACTGTGGGGATTGGCGCCGCTGTGTGCGCCGGGATCACTTGCGTATTCAACGCTGGAACCGACAGCACGTCCCAGAACGCCAGGGCTAGGGCATAGGAAACACCCCCCGGGAATCGCCCCGGGGGGTGTTCTGTGGTGTCGCAGGGTGGCTGTTACAGGTGTCGCGCGGCTACGCCCACAACCCGCTCAAGTGCCGTGGTGAGTAGCGGCACAAACGCGGCCAACTCCTCGTCCCTGGGAGGGTTTTCGCCGTCCAGAATGGATCGCACCAGGGCGGCCAAAACATGGCCCCTCTCTACGTCGTCCGTGTCGGTAATCCGTTCCAGCAGTCCGCCCGGGGCGGCACTCACGAAGACATGCTTGCCACCCCCGTCGCGGCCCATGTAGCGAGGCCGGGGGTTACCACCCCAGGAAGCCCCCAGGGAGTCTCTATGGGCCCCCTGGTGGCCCTTGATGAGCATGCAGGGGAAACGGGGCAGTCTGTCAGCGTTCCCGCAGCGCGGGTTTTCGCTGGCCTGTACGGATACAGTCTCCACTGTCGGTCACTCCTAGCGTGATCGGCCGGGCCCGGGGGTGTTCGCGCACCCGCCGGGCCGCCCTTTGTTCAGGGCATACCGGAGTGTACCGAGGTGTACTCAGGATGCACAGGTGTACCGACGTGCACTGAACTGATCACTATGGAGATTGACCGCACCCGGGCCATGTGGCCGCAGATTGCCGCCGTGATCATTGAGCGGATCAAAGACGGCACCTATCCGCCAGGCGCAAAGGTGCCGAGCGTTGTTCAGGTGGCCACAGAGTTTGGGGTAGTCAACTCGACCGCGCAGCGCGCTATGGAGGCCGTAAGGGCAGAGGGCCTTACGCGGTCGGAAAAGGGCATGGGTACGTACGTCCTACGGCCCGGGGAGCGGGCCCGCCAGGACGACACCTAGAGGGCCTCAGGATGCCTCAGGGCTACTCACGGCATTCACGGTGATTGGCTGCCGCTTCCGCCTGCTAGGCGTGCTGGCAAGGGCAGAGAACGGGGTGACCTTTGAGGGCTCCTGGGACTCCTTCGGGAGCCTCTTGGGTAGGCCGAGGGCTCCTAGTGCCTCCTGCTGCTCCTGGGGGCTCATGCGGGCGAACAGGGCCGCAGCGTCGTCAAGGTGAGACACGTCAGCCCCCTACACGCTTGCCAGAGAGAGCTTGACGGCGAACCCCAGGAACAGCGCCCCGGCGGCCGAGGTGGCCCCGGCCGCTAGCCTCCGCCGACGGCGGAAGGCTGCCGCTAGACGAGACCCACCGAAGATGAGCGCAGACAGGTACAACACGCTTGCCACCTGGGCGAGTACGCCTAGAGTCACGAACCCCATAATCGGGTTGGACTCTGACACGAACTGCACGAAGAACGTTCCAGAATCAAACTGCGTGTACTCTCGCGCCCATGACCGCTACCAAGACCGCTCCCGAGTGGACCGTTGAGGAACTGGCAGAGCTGGCCGACCTCCAGGCCAGGAACGATGCGCTGCCGGAGGGCGCGCCCCGTGGGCTCCTGTCGGTACGCCTATCGATCCTCACGGAGGACACAACCTCACCCGCACGGCAGGAGCTTGACCTCCGCCGCCATGCAATCCGGGAGGGTGTGAGGGTTGTTGGCGTTGCCAGAGACCTTGGGGTGTCCGCGACCAAGAAAGCACCCTGGGAGCGGAAGGAACTTGGAGATTGGCTTAACAACAGGATACCTGAGTTCGACCTGATCCTGTTCTGGAAGCTGGACCGGTTCATTAGGCGAATTTCCGACCTGCACGAAGTAATCAAGTGGTGCGAGAAATTTGGGAAAAATCTCGTTTCCCTCAATGACACCCTGGACCTGTCATCCCCGATGGCTCAGGCAATGGTGACTTTCGTTGCGGCAGTTGCAGAGATTGAAGCCGCCAACACCAAGACCCGTGTTTCTTCCCACTGGGAATACACCAAGCAACAGGACCAATGGCGTATCGGTAAGCCATCGTATGGCTACAAGACTGGCAGGGTCAGGGGGAAACTCCGCCTAGTACAGGACCCCAAGCAAGCGCGAGCGGTGCGCTACATGTACCAGGCTGCAATGCGGGGGGTTCCGGCAAACCGAATTGCCAAGGTTCTAGACAGAGCCAAGGTTCCGACCTATAGCAACCGGAAATGGAACAATCAGCAGGTTCTCAGGATTCTCAGGAACCCTGCCGTTAAGGGGCTCCGTACCGAGGGAGGTACGAAAGCGACTACCTACAAATCTACGCCGGTACTGGACAAGCAGGGCCAGGAAATCAGGGTCACGGATGAACCGATCCTGACTGATAAGGAATTTGAGAGCGTACAGGAAGCACTCGCCACCCGCGCAAAGAACAAGCGCCACCACGAGAAGAACCGTCGCCCTACCAGGTTTCTCGGTGTCATGAAACACCAGTGCGGTAGAAACGTTAACGAGACGAACAATTACAAGACGCTTTCTACTGGCGAAGTGAAAGAGTACCGATACTTGCGGTGCCCCGACTGCCGGAAGCCGGGATTCGTGACACCGGACCCTGAGCATGTGTACTCGGCTCTGACGCGGGCCGTCTTTGAGGCCCTGGGCGATTTCGAAGTGATCCGCCGTGAGTACGCCAGAGGCGACGAGAACAGGCGCGAGCGTAAGCGGCTGGAAGACTCCATTGCCTACTACATGTCTGGCTTGGAGCCTGGCGGACGGTTCGATAAGGCCGGGTTCATTCGAGAAAAGGCAGAGGCCACGCTAGACGCCCTCATGAACGACTTGGTGAAGATCGACCCGGATTCCACAAAGGATAGGTGGGTCTACGAAAGCACCGGCATGACCTACAGCCAACATTGGGAGGCTGGCGGCGTAGAAGCCATGGAAAAGGATCTACTGAGCGCCGGAATAACTTTCGAGCTTGGGAAGCAAGACAATGGAGAGCTGTTGGGGCAGCTGATCATTCCGCACGACGTCAAGAAGCGACTGATCAGGATGGACAACAACTGGAGTTAGCTATACCGGCTCACTCCGCGAAACCAAAAACCAAAATGCCCCGTCCGGAAGGAGGGGGCATTTCTTATGTCAACCCTCGGAGGGATAGACGACATCAGCAACGACTTTCCGGTTACCGTCCTGATCCTGGATCACGGTTACAACACGCATAGTCCCCCTGTCATTGTGGCCAGTGTCTGGGGTATGGCTTCCTCCTGCGGGTCGTGCGGCCCTTTCGGGGGGCCGGGTGAGCTAGAGCGTCGGCGGACCGCCCGAGGCCGCCGACGGGCCTTGTAGGCCCCTTCAACCGGTGGCGACACCTTGCACCGTTATCCCCTGGCGGAGTCAAAGGTGCCCCGGATGGGGTGACGGTTTCAAGGTTGGGAAGGACGCTGCGTTTAAACGCGCGTTCCGCGTCACTAGAGA